TTATAGTTCGCGGTAAAGATGTAAAAATTAAGTAATTCTTAAGGAGATTGTATGTTTCGTAATCGCTCGGTAGATGTTCATCAGTTTGCTATGATTCCTAAAGCGGATATACCCCGCAGTAGGTTTAAAGCACAAAAGACCCATAAGACAACTTTTGATGCTGGATATTTAATTCCTGTGTATGTTGATGAAGTACTACCCGGCGATACGTTTAATTTGAAGATGACGGCATTTGCCCGTCTGGCTACGCCTTTATATCCAATCATGGATAACATGCATTTGGATAGTTTCTTTTTCTTTGTACCAAATCGATTGATTTGGAATAATTGGCAGAAGTTTATGGGTGAGCAGGAAGATCCAGGCGATAGCATTTCGTATACTGTCCCACAGATTGTAAGTCCTGCCAATGGGTTCCCTACGGGTGGTTTATATGACTATATGGGTTTACCTACTGTTGGACAAGTAGGTGCCGGTAATACTGTAAGTGTTTGTGCTTTTTGGCCACGTGCATATAATTTAATTTATAACGAATGGTTTAGAGATCAGAATATGCAGAATTCTGTGACCGTTCATAAGGGTGACGGTCCAGATACATATACTGATTATGCGTTGTTACGTCGTGGTAAGCGACACGATTATTTTACAAGTGCTTTGCCATGGCCACAGAAAGGTGCAAGTGTATCGTTGCCTTTAGGCACGTCAGCACCTATAAAAGCCAATACATTAACGGATTACATTACTGTACAGAATAGTACAGGTGCTGCAAGACGTATTTATACGCCTGGCGGTGGTGATGCATCTGTATCAGCTGGTTTAGGTACTGGAACTGCATTATTTGCTGATTTATCAACTGCAACGGCAGCGACAATTAACCAATTGCGTCAGTCATTTCAGATTCAAAAATTATTGGAAAGGGATGCTCGTGGAGGCACACGTTATACTGAAATTATTCGCTCTCATTTTGGAGTTATTAGTCCAGACGCTCGTTTGCAGCGTCCTGAGTATCTTGGTGGCGGTTCCACTGTTGTTAATATCAATCCTATTGCCCAGACAAGTGCGACCAATCTTTCTGGAGGTTCTACAGTTTTGGGCAATCTTGCAGCTATGGGCACGTCACTCGCGAGTGGTCATGGATTTACGCAAAGCTTTGTAGAACATGGTGTTGTTATTGGTTTAGTGTCGGTAAGAGCTGATTTAACATATCAGCAAGGACTACCACGTATGTGGAGTCGATCGACACGTTATGATTTTTATTTTCCTGCTTTTGCCACATTAGGTGAGCAAGCAGTGTTGAATAAAGAGATTTATGCGACTGGCGCAAGTACAGACAACGACGTATTTGGTTATCAAGAACGTTGGGCTGAATATCGTTATAAGCCATCGCAGATTACTGGTTTATTTAGAAGTACCACTGCTGGTACGTTAGATGCTTGGCATTTGGCTCAGAAGTTTACAAGTTTGCCAACTTTAAATAGTACGTTTATACAAGAAACACCCCCAGTTTCACGTGTGGTAGCTGTGGGTGCTGCTGCCAATGGTCAGCAGTTCCTATTTGATTCATTTTTTGACATTACTATGGCTAGACCAATGCCAATGTATAGTGTTCCTGGCTTAATAGACCATTTCTAATATGGGATTATTTAGCGGAGTTATTGAGTCAGTTGGTAAGGCGTTAAGTGCACCAAGTGTTGTACCCGCTTTTATTGGCGGTGGTGCAAGCCTTTTGGGTGGTATATTAACTAATCAAGCACAAGCTGAGCAGGCAGCGTCTGCTCAAGCTTTTAGTGCTGAACAGTCCCAACAACAGATGCAGTTTCAGGAGCGTATGAGATCTAGTCAGTACCAAACTGCGGTGAAAGATTTGACGGCCGCTGGGCTTAATCCCATGCTAGCCTACACCCAAGGTGGTGCAGGTACGCCGTCTGGTAGTGCTGCAGTTGGTCAACAAGCTACGTTAAGAAATCCTGCAGAAGCGTTAGCGTCAAGCGCAGCGCAATTAGGCAATATTAAAGCTGATTTAGAGTTAAAGCACGCCAATACAGTTGAATCGTATGAGCGTGCAGATATGTATAGTGCAGATACAAAGTTAAAGTTATTAGAGGCTCCGAATGTATCACAAAGGTTGAAAAACCTGATTTCGGAAGAGTTGTTAAATGATGCTCGTAGGACTGCTACTAATGCAGAAGAAGCCGTTAGGCGTGTAGACGAGCAAATAAAACGATTGGGTGATTTGCCAGAGGCCAAATCAAAGGGCGCATATTATGAACAAGCGCCATATAACCCATTTATGTTAAGAGACTTGTCTCAGGCAGGAGCGTCTGCTGCCACTATTGCACGTAACGTTAGTAATATGTTTAGACCAAATGTCGGGAAGCAACCGATGCCTTCCCGTGGAAGATAATATGAAAGATAAAAAAGTTCCTTTTTTACGTACACCATATAACTATGATGTAGATAAAGTATCTGATGAGACTGGTCTGGCTTGTCCAGACCCGAGTTTGGCTCAGCAGAATTTTAAGGATGAGTCGGACATAAATTATATTGTCCGTCAGTTTGGTTTGACTGGCGAATTGCCAGGACAAACAATAAGTCCCCAATATGGGGATTTTACAGGGGTATTAGATTATCATTCGGCGGTTAACGCCGTTTTGGCTGCGCAAGACGAGTTTATGGATTTGCCAGCCCAATTAAGGGCTCGTTTTGATAACGATCCCGCAAATTTAATAGATTTTCTACAAAATGAAGAAAATCGTGAAGAAGCAGTTAAGCTTGGCTTAGTTGCTGAAAAGCCCATTTCTGAGCCTTCAGAAACACCGGTCGGCGAGGTGAAACCCGCCGAAGCACAGTGACTTACTTGATGTAACTGTGCTAGGTGACACCAAAGACCACAAGGAGAAGTTATGCTACGTAGAAAACCTGTAAATAAGAAGATGTCGGCACGGCATTTTAAACACAACGTACGGCGTACAAAAGCCCCTAATATGCGTATGAACCCAATGCGTGGTGGCTGGAGACTGTAATTGCCATGCTATCACCCGATAGCTGCATATCAAACGGTTGATGGTCAGGTTGTTTTTAGCGAAAGGCGGTATTTCGACATTAGTCGAACGTTATCACTGCCTTGCGGTCAATGTGTTGGGTGTCGGTTAGAGCGTAGCCGTCAATGGGCTATGCGATGTTTACATGAAGCTAAGCTTCATGAGAAGAATTGTTTTATTACGTTAACGTATAACGATGCGTCTTTACCAAAAGATCGCTCGTTGCATTATCGTGATTTTCAATTGTTTATGAAAAGGTTACGAAAGAAGTATGGCGCTAACATTAGATTTTACATGTGCGGAGAATATGGTGAAAAGTTTGATAGACCTCATTTCCATGCCTGTATATTCGGATTTGATTTTTCAGATCGCCAGTACTGGAAACAAACAGGAAGTGGAAGTAAGCTTTTTAGATCCCAAGAACTTGAAAAGTTATGGGAGTATGGTTTTTCGTCTATCGGAGACGTAAATTTTGAATCAGCTGCTTATGTTGCCAGATATATTATGAAGAAGGTAACTGGTCAAGGAAAGCATGATCAACATTATAAGTTTACGGATTTAGAGACTGGAGAAGTATTAGAGAAGAAGTCCGAGTTTAATAAGATGTCATTGAAACCTGGTATAGGTTATGAATGGTTTAAAAAATATAAATCGGACGTTTATCCACATGATTATGTGGTAATAAACGGCCGAAAGGTTCGGCCACCTAAATATTACGACTTGAAGTATTCAAAGGAGTCCCCATATGAATGGGAAGAAATTCAGTTTAAGCGTGAGCAGTTAGCAAAAGCGAATTTTGAAGATAACACGGATGATAGGTTGTTAGTTAAGGAAACGATTACTAAAGCCCGTGTAAATATGTTAAAACGTGAGTTAATTTAGGAGTTATTATGATTTCAGTTATAGTGAGTGTTAGAGATACGGCAGCGGAAGCGTTTGGCCGTCCAATGTATTTGCAATCGTTAGGTGTTGCAATTAGAAGTTTTACAGACGAAGTTAATCGAGAAGATAAGGATAATCAGTTATTTAACCACCCAGATGATTTTGATTTATATGAATTGGGTGTGTTTGATGATTCTATTGGTAAGTATGAGATTAGGGATAACCCTAGTGTTATTGTTCGTGGTAAGGATGTAAAAATTAAGTAATTCTTAAGGAGATTGTATGTTTCGTAATCGCTCGGTAGATGTTCATCAGTTTGCTATGATTCCTAAAGCGGATATACCCCGCAGTAGGTTTAAAGCACAAAAGACCCA